TAGAAGTGTTGTGTGTTCTAGTCGTTACCGTTGTTGCATCTACTGGAAAACATGGAATTGAAACGAAAATTCCAAGTGTAACCATAGATGCAACTATTCTATGATAGAACATTGTTGTATCCTCTTATTTAAATTTAGTCTTCCGCTCTCCTTTGCATATAATATGTCAGTAGAAACATGACAGTTGGATATTTAGGCTGCCGAGGTACCGATCCACGCCGGTGGCTCGCGCTTAGTCCACTTATGCATACGGGCCTTGGCGACCCGATAATAATTTCGATAAGATTCCACGGTATTACCGCTCACTTTGTATTCTTCTGGCATTGCAGGTGTTACCGGCGTCAGATAACCTACAGCAATATTATGGGGAGGAGAGCGCAAAGCATCCACAAGAGAGGCACACTTATGCACTTTGCCATATCTGAAGGTGTATTCATCCAGAAGGGCGAGAAAATGAGCATAAAGCCAATTGTAATTGTTATTAGATAGCCTGCACCACACAGCAGAAGGATGGTTAATGTGGGTAGCAGAATAGAGTATGTCTTCACGCTCATCGGGCAGTTTCCACTTTTTGAATTTACGCCAACGAACAGGTAAAGAACCTGCAACCATCTTCTTACCTTCAACCATCTGACCATCTAGAATACGATGTGCAGTTGAAAGCAATTGTGCAGTCTCAAGGATCATCTTGACAACATGCTTATCAACCATCGACTTGGCACAGTCAATAGGGCTGGACTCAATTGCAAAGATATTCATTATTTCCTCATCAATGCGCGAACTTCATCTAAGAGTTCATCCATTTTTGCCAGTTGGATTCGATGCAGATAAAAATAGAGTTGATCGGACACCGACCAATCTTTTGTAGCATCTACAATGTGAGGTGGCAATATATTTTTTAACTTTTCGACCTGTTCTTCAATCGTCATTGGTATCTCCATAAAAAAATGGCGGAGCCTGTTCGACTCCGCCTTGATGGGAAAGGACAACCATCAAACAATGAGGGCCTTCAGGTCAACACCTTCAACCGAGTCCCAATCATTGTCAATCGAATAGGAACCACCAGCGACTTCGCCAGCATTCTTCATATTCAATTCGGCAAGAAGGCGATCAGCTTCCTGATCCTTCACATTCTTAACCGAGGGAGCAACCTTGGCGATGACCTTCTGGGCCTTCGAAGGCTTGGCTACCTTAGCAACCTTGACCGCCTTCTGCTTCGGCTGAGCGCCACGCAGTTCGGCAACATTCGAAGGTTCCTTCAGCATCGTATAGGACACGACCTGACGGCCATTCTTCTGGACAGAGAAATCGAAACCGTAGCGGTTCTTCAGGAAAGAAATATACTTGGCGGCATAGTCACCAGTGCCGACACAAGCATTAATTTCCGAAGGCGTTACGGGTTTACCCATCTGCATAACAGCAAGGGCACGGATTTCAGGGCGAACACCATTAGAAGCGGCAACGCGAGGCATAATTAACTCCTTGTCAAGTTTCAGTTTACTGTTGGATTATATCAGAACGGAAGGGCATCGTCAAGAGAAATCTCCTTAGTGGGAGACTTATCCACAACTATTTCCGTTTCATACGGCTCTGACGGACCGTAAAACTGTTCGATCAGTTCGCGGACATACTGGCGGTCCGCGAGTGTATAGGCGGCGACATGGGCCATGACCTCATCTTCCGTCTTAGCACCTGCTTCAAGCGCCTCGACCACAAGGTTTTCCATGTCAATCATCCAGTCTTTTATACGCGACATAGTTTCCTCAGTGGTTCAACGAATAAAAGCAGGTATCGAAGGAATGCTCGACCTGACAAGCGGCCATGGCCGCCTCATAATCTGCATTCATATAGTGCAATATCGCATAGAACAAAAGAACAGCGACTAGAGCAACCCATTTCATTATACGAACTCCACACATTTTCCATAATGTTCAAGATAGGCATTGGCGAGGTCGAAAACGGCGACTTCATCGACAAAATCGAACACGCCGCGCAGGCGCATCAGGATCTCGTCAAAATTGAGGACACCCGCATCAAGGATGTCATAGACGGCGTTCTCAAATCGGTCGTTCATCGGTCACCTCACCAAGCTTACATATGGAATATAACATCGACCGCAAAGGAATGCAATAGCTATTTTCGCTGGTCTGACCTGCACGGAATGCATAGCTTAAACCATTGATTTTGCTCAAGAATTTTGACTCTCGTAAGTCATTGATTTTATTGAAGAATTTTTGATACGCTTTCGGTTGTAAAGCCGCTTGGACTTTACAACCTTAGGTCTTAGATTGTTTTCGCGCCTCCAGAGCGCCAAGGCGTGCAGGTTACGCCGCTTTGAGGGTTGCATCAACCTTCTCCTTAGCAAGCGTCAGGACCGCCTCCTCATCGATTTGTGGCTGGTCGATCCGCTCGACATTACGCGCCCAAACCCATACCATATCACGGTAATTTTCGTAAACTTTACCGTTAGCGGCCGCAACCTTGACTTTTACATCGGAAGTTGCAATACCAAGCTTAGTTGCAAGAACCGAGCGATAGCCCATGCCGTAAGGGCGTTCAATCGAAACGGCAACGATACCTTCGGTACCCTTCGCGGTTCGACCCGAAATTACCTTTACCTTACAACCCTTTACGGGCTTAGCATTGGCAATCTTAGTATCTTCAATAAGCTTGGAAAAAGCGTTATCAATCAGATACTTACGGTAAGCTTCCTTGACCTCAGGAGTCGCGTCCACCTCAGCGGTGGCGAGTTTCTGGTCATAGGCCGCACCGTAATCATACACATTGAAAACAACCGTCTTAGGACGCTTCTCCTCAGCGCACCAGTAGGTGGCCATATCGGCGGAGCCCCAGACATCGGACATAATGCGATAGCTGGTATCACGCCATACCTTCAAGGTGGCGCCTATACCGACAGGCTCGAAGCCCTTCGTATTATAGTTGTATACCTGAACAGTCATATCGTCTCCGTTGTGTCTCTCAGCTACACGGATAATATATGCTTTCCTTTCGAAAAAAGCAACCAGAATTTACGCATACCAGCTATGCACCAGCCGCATAAAAAGGGTGTGACAAAAATGCCACACCCTCAAGTCACTTTCCGTAGAAATCTTCTACTTCTTCGAAATGGTTTCCATGATCATACCACGCCTTTGTCAGGTTGCGAATAGGTCGGCGCTTTTGCGCTTCTTTAATCACCTTGCGGGTTCCAAACGGAACATCATCATCGTCATATTCCGTCTCTCTTTTAGAACCACGATATCCTGAAACCTTGATAGCATGATTAGAAGTCTTTTTCATTTTAGTAGGCCTTCACCAAGTTTAGTCCCTTTTTGTTGAAAAGATCACGCCATTCAAAGAACGAAGGGCCATGACCCATTGGATCACCATTGACATATTGCCAATGATGTACCATTTCGTGGGCTAAAACCTCCACGAAAAACTTTTTTGATTCATATTGTTTATTGATTGCAAGTTTACATTCATAGTATGATGGATCTTTGTCATCAAACACATACCAATAGTATGCATGTGTGCCTCTGCGCCAACGAATATCAATCTCGGTAACTTGAGGCAATCTATTTCCGAACAATTCTCTATTGAGCAAGTTGAACCATCTCTTACAATCTTCAAGAGTTGGTTCAAATGTGCCTTTCGATGGTGTCTTAATAAGCTTTTCTAATTTCGATTTATAATGCTTCTTTGCCATTGTGGCTCCCTCTTGTTGAGACCCATAACAACATGCGATCAACTTACATTACGGTAAAAGTCCTGGAAATGCTTCCTGAACCACCTTATAGGTTAGACCTTTGACCTTGAGGTCCTTCAGTATCATATTCATGAATACCTCGGCTTCCCTCTTCTCCATTGCTTCAAGCATTTGAGCAAGGATGACCTTCTTTCTTTGAAGACTAAGATTAGGATCAACCCTCTTACTACCTTCAACAAGAAGATAGATGCGCTTCATCTCACCTTCGATGGAAGTGTAACCCATTCCAGGAGGTGAATCGGAAGCTTTGTAGGGAACTTTTTCTTTGATGACATATTGAATGTCGGGGTGGAATGCTCCTTGCAGAACATTCTGTAGAACCTGCCGTCTATCGTTTCGTAACACGGCGATCTTAGACTCCTTGTCTGGAGCCTTTACGAAATCGTCAAACACTTCATACATATTTTTCATTAAAATTCATCCAACACTTCGATAAGATTTTTGAGTCGGTTTTCGATGAAATAATTCATCAAATTTTGCCGTGACCCAGGTTTAGTATTCTCATAAGCTTCAACAATACCATTCTGAATATTATCTGGAATGAAGTCTAGATCGACCAGCATCTGGTTTCTCTTATAACCTCTTAGCATAATATCGGTGGTGCAGAAATCTTCTGGTTCCTTACGCAACCATTCGTCAAGCTTCTTCTTATTTAGGACTTTCTGTCTCTCACCTACCGCAAAGGTATTGTCAGCGGACAAGAAGTTAGGGATACCATCACCTCGGTCACCCTTGAGAATATGCTCACGGATATACTCATGCGGGTTATCGGTCGATACAAACTTCTTCAGGATAGGGCTGTATTGGGTGACATTAGGATACTTCTGGAGTTGAACGAAGTCCTTGTCTGACGAGAGGATTAGAACCTCTTCATTCTTGGACTTACGGGCAGTAAGCACGGCGATGATGTCATCAGCTTCTGCACCTTCAATCTCAAGAACCTTATAGGGGAAATATTCTTTGAGTTCATCGCGGATTTTATTGAGAGTTTCGAAGATAAGTCCCCAGTCAAGGTTAGACTTCTCACGATCTTTCTTGCGATTGGCTTTGTAAAATGGGAAAACTTCGCGGCGCCAATACTTCTTGGAATCACAGGCGATCACGATGTCACCATACTTGGGCTTGAATTGCTTCACATAAGAGCGAAGACTATTCAGTACCATATGACGGATCAGGTTCTCTTCCAACCTGATCTTAGGATTAGAATTAATCTGTTGCATCAAGTTCGCAATCAATACCTGATTAAGGTCGATAATTAGCATAATATTGTTCCTTGCATAACTGTATCCATTATATATCAATCGCATATAGGATCAAGTTATATTTTCGTCTTCTTCCGTTTCTGTTTCGGCATCTAACTTTTCTTGTGCCATCTCTTCTAGAATTTCGCTTCTTGGCTTAAAGATAACAGCCTCATCGATAAATTTATGTAGGTTGTGATCTAGTGCTAGTGTTCTATATACGGCAGCTCTTAAGGAATCAATGGTGAATGCCATATCTCTGGCAAAGGACTGAGTTTCGGTATCAATTCCATAATTTTCGATTTCGATGATCAGTCCTTCAGCAACCTCATCCACGATACCATCAGCAAACTTCATAAGGCCTTTCTCTTTAGCCTTTTCAAGTTCTTGAATATTTGGTGGAATCTCTCGGACGATCTTGCTTTTAGGGAAGCTTAGGATTTTGTCATTCATTTATTAACCCTCAGGAGAATAGTCTCCATATTTATGCGACCATTCGCCATCTTGGGCTTACACTTGATTTCATCCATAAACTTACGCATAACGATCTTACCACCAGCAAGCAACTTGTTCACTTGTTCAGTAGGCTTTCGTAGCTTTTTGGTGATAGATGTCTTTTCATCATAACCAGTAATGGTTGTTCCTTTCACGGCAAGACCGGCAGGCCCCATCGCATTATAGACAGACAGGTTACGATACTTTGTGTTAAACACCCACAACTGGTTTGCACCAATGATTTCTGTAGCTTTAACACTTACAAAACCAAACTCTTCACTCTTCTCAAGATACTTCATTTTAGAAACCTGCACACCTGCGGGCTTCTCTTTCTTCTTGCGAGGTTTACGATTGGCCTTAATGACGATGGCGCGAGTCTCGGCTTCCGCAACGATATTACGGACAAACTCGCAATATGCCTTTAGCTTAGGCTTCTTCCAACTAGCATACGCTTCAACCAACTGCTCATCTTTGCCTTGCATGGCATCGAACAGTTCAGCATACAAAGGCTTGTAATAATCGGCGATACGC